GGCAAACTCTGTATAGCTGGAGAATTAAAAATAACTGAATTTCTGCAAAATCTAATGAATAATGGTGAGTATGATGGATTTTCCATTGGAGTTAGATTTGACCCAGAAACAAACAAAGCATATCTACACCATCTAGCAGTATTAGGGGCATATCCACCTGCAGACCAGATGGCAGGAGAACCATTACAATTAAGCCTTTCAGAAAAAGAATTAAAAGATTTAACAATTTTTGAAATAAAACTATCCGATAACCAAAAAGGAGGATTTAACGAAATGGACGAGAAAAAATTTAAAGAGCTACTAGATAAAGCTTTAGAAGAAAAAGTGAAAAGCCTAAATCTATCAACTCAACCAGAAGAAACGGAAGTTATAAAGATTTTTAAAAAAGATAAAAAAGAAAGAATATTAAATCTGGCTAATGATATAGGATTTAATGAAGATGAAAAGAAAGCTTTAGAAAGACTAACAAACACATTTCAACCATTCATAAAATTATCTGATAACCAAACATACTCTCCATTTGACGATTTAGAGAAAGTATTAACAGCTTTTAAAAACAAACTAGAGGAAACAAAGAAAAAAACAGGATTGACAGAGCCTTTAAACCTATCAGACACGACACCACAAAATTTTGACATAGATGATTTAACTAGAAACTTCACAATAGGAGGAGAATAATGGGCGGAATAAATGGAAAAATAGGGGAAATAAAAACAGAAGAAATACAAATATTTGATGAAATACATCCACCGGTGATATTAACAATTCCATTAAAGCAGGGAGATGTATTAGAAGCTGGAAGCATTATAGCATCAAAAGATGGAGAAAATGTTTTATACGACCCTTCAGATGATACTCAAGAGATAATCGGAGTTTTACTCAATAGAGTAGATACAAACAGACAACAAATAGGAAATGTTTTAGTCCATGGAGTAGTTGTAAAAAGATTTTTAAGAGCTAATGGAGAAATAAACGACAATGTAATAAAAGCTTTAAATAACAAAACTATCTGGACTATATAATGGAGGTTAAAACAATATGAGCTTACCAAAAATAGATTTAGATAAATTTTTAACACCATCAAAAATAAAAGATTACATAAAATCTTCACCTGCCAGACCGAGAACTATAACAAAAGAGTTATACTCAAAAGATGTGGCTACACATCCATCACCAGTTTACTCATATGCGGATATAAGAGAAACAACCGGTAATGTTCCATTAGTTTTAAGAGGTGGTGAGCCTTATGTTATAGCCGATGGAACAGCCACTTATAACTTTATAGAGCCACAACCTATAAGCATAGCTGAAACACTATCGGCAGTAGATTTATCAAATATGTTAGCCCTAGGGCAAACTTCAATAGAAAAAACATTAAAAGAAAAAATAAACAGATTTAGAAAAATAATTCTAGACACAATAGAAGCCCTAGCTATCCAATCTTTAAATGGAAAAATTGATTATCAATTAAAAACAAATGCTGGATATGAAGCTTTCACAATTCAATTTGGAGAAGTGGAAAGCATAACTCCAGATAACAAACCTGAAAGTGTGGAAGATTTTTATAATGTGTTAACAGACGCAAATGATAAATTACAAGAGAAAGGCTATGGACAAAACATAATTTGCTATGCAGGAAAAACTGCCTTTGCAAAAATAGTGGAAATAGCAGGGAAATACCAAGGAAAAGTCTTTATAGAGTTTAAAGATGGTGGAGTGAATATAGGGGGCTACCATATTAAACCAGTTAATAGTGGATACAAAGATAGAGATGGAAAATTTGTAAGGGCTATACCAGATAATAAGATAAAAATGATAGATAAATCAGCACCATTTAGATTGAGATATTTAGCAATAGACGATGTGAGGGCAGGGCTTCAAGCAACACCTATATTTATAGCTAAAAAAATAGATAGAAATATAACACTTGAAGCCCAATCTAAACCGCTAGTTATCCCCGTTCCAGACGCAATAATAGATATAGAGGTTGCCTAACCTCTTTAATTCCTTTTCTTTTGAGGTAGATAATGCAATTAGGAAAAATTAAACAACTGATAACAACAGAAGATATAAAGAAATCAATACCAGAAAAGGAATTATTACATTTAGCCTACGATGAAACAACAATGGCAATATCAGATATTAAAATACAAACTGCTATAAACACAGCGGCATTAAAATTATTCACAAAACTGAACAAATGCGAAAAAGAAAAATTAGAAGACTATGAACTAGAAATAGCGAAACTATACCTAGTAAAAGAAACGATATATCAGCTCTACTCTACAAACGAAGCAGAGGGAATAGCCCAAGATAAGCTGATAGAAGCTAGACAAATACTAAAAGACTGGCTTGGAGATTGTGGAAAAGAAGAACCTAGAAAAATAACATCTGTAAAGGTAGTCAAATATGAGCCAAAATACAAATTCTAATAATAAAAACTCACTGGCAGTTAAATTAAAAATAGGCGATTTATTATTTTTTCAAAACTTTATAGAAGCTCCAGAGAAGCTATTTTCAAAGCCAGAAACAGAAGAATATTTTGACTTAATAGACTATATGCTAGCCGACTATGAAATAGAAACAGCGTTAGAAACTAGAAAATCGGCAGTTTTAAAATTTCCCCATGGACTAGAGGGAGATAAAGAAGCCATAAAACAAGTAGAAAAAGCATTAGAAGATATAAACTTTGAACAAGATTTGAAAAGCTTTTTAGATTTTCTAGCATATGGTAGCTACTATTTTATAGTCAATTGGAAAGAAGAAAATGGATTTTACAAAATAGCAAGCATAGACCCAGCACATCCTAGATATTTCAAATGGGATGAAAAAGGAAGATTATACTATCAATCTGGAAACACTTACAAAAAAATACCTGAATATCGCATTATCTACTTCAGAAGAAATCCAACTCCAGACAACCCATATGGAGAAAGCATATTAAAAGCCTGTTATCCAATGTGGAGATTAAAATACGAAACCATAAACCAACTATTCGCATACCAAGATAAATTTGCTAATCCACCAGTAGCAGGAATAAAAAAAGAGGGAGATTTAACAGAAGAAAAAGCCCAAAAAGTAGCAGAAGATTTAGCACAACTCCAAAGCGGTAGTTCTGCATTTTTTCAAGGAATAGATGATATTAAAACAATAACACCCGGGACAGGTTCAGCTGAATTTTGGAATACAATAAGGAATTGTGATTTAGCCATATCAAAAGCCATTACAAAACAAACATTAACAACAAATGCATCAGACCAAGGGAAAGGCTCATATGCGTTAGGTAAAGTTCACCAAGAAACATTAGAAATGATAGCAATCTACGACGCTTTATATTTACAGAAAAAGCTAAATATCACACTTATAAAATGGATAAAAGAGATAAACAACATAAAAGGCAGATGTGAATTTAAATTTAACATACCAGATGAAGCAGATTTGGAAGATATATTCAAAGCAATAGATAAAGGCTTACCAATTCCAGAAGATTATTTATATCAACGATTGAAAATACCAAAACCAAAGCCATCAGATAAAATTATCACCTCAATAAAACAGCCATTAATGATGTCTGACGCTGGAGGTGAAGATGACTTAAATTTTTTTTAAGTAATCGTAAACCAAAAGTAGACCTAGAATTAGATAAAGCATTAATAGAAAGCTACATAAAAATAGAAGACACAGCAAAAGAAAAAACAGCAAAAGCTTTAGAAGAAGAAATAAAAAAACAATTAAAAGATAATATAGAAAATTTAGAGCCAACGAAAAAGCTTATAGAGATATACACTTACAACCTTCACCAATCATTTTTAATAGCTTACCTAAATGGAAGATACCACGCTAGGAAATTAACAGGGGAGATAAATCTATCAGACAGCTTTAAAGTCAAATTTGAAAAAGCTATAAACTACCTAAAATCAATGATACCAATGACGAAAAAAGAATTTAACAAACTATCAGCCCATCTAAAATATAGAGCATTCACAATAGCAAAAGTATCATCGTTAGATTTAATAAACAAAGTAAAAGAGATATACAAACGAACACTAGAGGGAGGAAAAACGAGAGCTGAAACACTCCAAGAAGTAAAAAAACTACTACCAGATTTAACAGCAAACCATTTAGAAACCCATTTCAGAACCAATATGATGACAGCATACAACGGAGGAAGAATAAGCGAATTAAAAATTAATCCAAATGTTCCTTATTTAATGTATAGTGCAGTAATGGATAAAAGAACCACTAGATTATGCAGAACTTTACACGGGACTATAAAACCAAAAGAAGACAAATTCTGGGATAAATTCTATCCACCTAATCATTTCAATTGCAGAGCATCAGTTTATCCTATCTATCCAACAGAACTAGGAGAAGAGGAAACATACACGGAAGAAGATGAAAAAACAGGGGAAATAG